AGATTGTTCAAAACTTTAATGGACGAAGGTGTTCTTATTGGGGTATCAACACGAGGATTAGGTTCAGTTAGACAAACTAAAGAAGGTATTATGGAAGTTCAAAAAGATTTCCATCTTGCAACTGTAGATATCGTAACTGATCCTTCTGGCCCAAATTGCTTCGTAAATGGCATAATGGAAAATGCTGAATATTTTTATGATATTGCTTCAGGTAATTGGTTACCTCAAAACGAATCAGTTGAAGAAGTTATTGAAGAGATTCAGGAAACAATTGAAAAAGAAGTTAGACGGGTGGTACATCGTGTTGATGAAAGTACAGCCGCACGTATGTTCGAGCGATTTATATCTTCGCTTAGAAATTAATTTTTTAATAAATAGTATACATATAGAATAAACACCAAAAGGAGTAGAACATATGTCAAATGAGTTAGACGAAAAGTTCGTGGAAAAATCTGGCGGAGCCGGAGTTCCAGCAGCAGAAGTTGCTGACGCAACTACAGGCGCTGGTGGCGCGATTAAAAAGAAAAAAGCCGATGTTAAAAAATCTGTAGATCCAAAGGCTGATAAAGTCGATGGTGCTACTCCAGGCCAAACAGGCGCTGTTGCGGAAGATGCAGATACTGCAGATTCTGACGTAGTGGTTGAAGTAGTTGAGATTGAAGAATCAATCCAAGCTATGTTTGAAGGCATGGACTTATCAGAAGAATTTACATCGAAAGTAACAATGGTTTTTGAAGCGGCTGTAAATGAAGCGGCAACTTTAAAAGCAGGCACAATAATTGCTGAGCAAACAGAAGTTCTGGAAGCACAGATGGCCGAGTCAATTGAATCATCGATTGACGAAATTGTAGAAAACCTTGATTCCTATCTAGATTATGTTGTCGAAGAGTGGATGAAGGAAAATGAATTAGCTATCGAATCTGGTATCCAGGTTGAAATGGCTGAGTCATTGATGACTGGTCTTAAGTCATTGTTTGAAGAGCATAACATTGAAGTTAACGATGAAATCGTTGATGTAGTTACTGGCTTAGAAGAGCATGCAGAAGACCTTAGAGCAGCAGCAAACGATTCAATCAATGAAAATGTTGAATTGAAAGCTACAATTGCAAGTCTCAAAGCTGACAAAGTTTTCAGCGAAATGACCGAAGATCTTACTATCACTCAGCGTGAAAGATTGAAAGTTCTTTCTGAGAAACTCGACGTTCAAGACATTGCAGAATATTCAAGCGATCTTGAAACTCTACGTGAATCTTTCTTCACGACAAAGAAAGTAGTAGCAGAAGAAGTAAGCGATGAAGAGCAAGAAATTATTACTGAGGAAACAGAAGCAAAGCAAGTTGCTCCAGCATCTGATTACTCAAGCATTAATGCTCTCGTTGAGTCTCTTAACGCAAGACAAAAATAAAACCGGTAAAACATTAACAATTATAAATAGATCTAGATAAATACTCAATCAAGGAGATAGACAATTATGGCACAGTCAAACTATCAGGCACTTGTGGAAAAGTGGGGCCCAATTTTGGAGCACGACTCTTTCTCACCAATCGCCGACAATCACAAGAAAAGCGTAACAGCTACAATTCTTGAAAACACAGAAAAAGCTTTAATGGAATCAGGTGATATATCTGCGTCCATGACAGGTTTACTTTCAGAAGCAGCACCAACAAATGCTGCAGGCGCAGGCGGCTTCTCAGCTGGTGGCGATTCTGCAACAGTTGCTGGTTATGACCCAGTACTAATTTCATTAGTACGTCGTGCAATGCCAAACTTAATGGCATACGACATCGCAGGCGTTCAGCCAATGACAGGTCCAACAGGACTTATCTTTGCTATGCGTTCGAAGTACACATCACAGGGTGGAACAGAAGCTTTCTTCAACGAAGCTGACACAGACTTCTCTGGTGCGGCTTCTCCAGCACACAATCAAACACTTCCACATGCGACTCCTACTACAGGCCTTGGCATGGACACAGGTGTTGCTGAAGCATTGGGTGATTCAGGTTCAAACGGATTTGCTGAAATGGCTTTCTCAATTGAAAAAGTTACAGTAGCTGCAAAATCAAGAGCTTTGAAAGCAGAATACACAACAGAGCTTGCACAGGATCTTAAAGCCGTACACGGTCTAGATGCTGAAACAGAACTAGCGAACATTCTACAGTCTGAAATCTTAGTTGAAATCAACCGTGAATTAGTTCGTACAATCTATACAACAGCTGTTGAAGGCGCACAAGGTAAGGCCGTTGACGGTACTTTCGATCTTGACGTTGACGCAAACGGTCGTTGGTCAGTAGAGAAGTTCAAAGGTCTAATGTTCCAAATCGAGCAAGAAGCTAACGCGATTGCTAAAGGTACAAGAC